TTTATCGGGCCGACAACTCCCGTATTATCGGGTGGGGCCGTGTAAGGGAGTATCTCCAGCTGGTCAAGACGCAATCAAGGAATGCCTGCACTAAGTTTATGGTCACTGACAACTGTCGGCATTTTTTACGCACAATTCCGGGGCTGATACACGATACGGAATACGTGGAGGACGTGGACACGTCCGGTGAGGACCACGCGGCTGACGAGTGTCGGTATGCGATGATGAGCAGACCGGCTCTTCCTAAACTTGCGGAGCCGCCCAAGACACCGGCACAAGAGTTCTGGGATCGGGTGCAGAGAGACGCGCAGAGGCACGATCAGGCATATAGCGGAGACGATGGGTTAAGGTCTCTGTCAACAGATATAGTTCGGGAAGAGGCAACCGTATGAACGACAAGAAGATAAAGAAGTTCCGCAAGGAAATCCATAAGGCCGTATCCGAGACGAGGGAAGAGATCGAACAGGAGATAAAGACCTATATAAACAACGCCCCTTTTCTTGACAGGATCAAGTTCGCCGGCCGGGTGCTGGCGGGGAGGGTGTAAAGATGTTTTTCAAGATTGGCAGATGTTCGGAGTGCGCGCAGTTGCGCGGGGAGAACGCTTATTTGCGCAGGCTGGTTGATAATCTCCTGGCTTCTAAAGGAGTCTCACCTGTGGAAAAATCTGTGGAAACAATCCCGGACGACCCGGAAGAGATACGGCGGCAGGAGATAGCAAAACGCGGCGGTCAAGTTTACGGGGAAGGATAGTATGAGCGAGCCTTTGACGTTAAGCAAAAAAATACTCGATAAAAGAGACAAAATCCAGCGTGGGCGTTCTATGTATGAAAGGCAGTGGCTGGTAAACGTGGCTTTTCTCTACGGGAAGCAGCATTTCGTTTTGGACAAGATACAATCAACCGGCAACGCCACGGAAGACCGTATTTTATGGGAGCTTAAGACCGAGGAGCGCAAAGGGAAGACAAGGAGGACGTCGAATTACATCCTGCCGCTTTATCGGTCTTTGCTCTCAAGGCTGTTGCGGATGAAAGCGCATATATCTGTAACGTCTCTTACCAACAGCGATAGAGACAAGTCTGCGTCAAGAGTCAGTCAGGAAGTCCTTGAGGACTTCTGGTTAATGGCCAACAAACACAACCCGGTTTTATGCCAAAAATATTCCGGTATGCCGCTTGTGTTGGCAAAGGTGTTTGGGTATGCGCTCACTACCGGGCGCGGTTATCTGAAACCTTATTTTAACGTAAAGACGCTCTCCACTGCGTATCTAAACGATCAGGCTCTGCCAGGTGCGGAGATTGGGGAGGTCGAAGTCAAGGCCTTATCGCCTTTCAATGTCTTCGAAGATCCGCTTGGTAGACACTTTATCGAGCAGTCAATTATGCCGGTGGAAGAGATAAAAAAGCAATATGGGGTTGATGTTGCAATGGAAGATCTCGCAATCTCTGATATCGAACAGCAGTTAATGACTATGCTTGACGGGATAGGGGATGAGAAGAACCAGTATGACGGGTGTGCAAAAGTATATGAGTATTGGGAGGTCCCGTCCGACGATTATCCGCAAGGGCGTTATGTGATATGCACTGCCAAAACCGTCATATTTGACGGGTCTATCCCCTCTGAATACAAGAGCCGCCTGCCTTATTTCAACATTGATTACCTGGACATAATGCTCGCACAGTTCCCGCAAGGGATGATTGAGCAGTTGATACAACTGCAGGAGGATTATAACTATACACTGTCCAGGATATGCGGATACAAAAAGTGGTTTGCCGGAAAAATAAAAGTTCCGGCCGGATGTAAACTTGAAACCAAATACGACGAGGACATAGGGCAATACATTATCTACACGCCGGGTGTCGGCGAACCGCATTTCGAGGCCCCACCCCCGCCGCCAGCAAAGCTTTGGGATGATTTGGTGCGCATCCGTAAAGATATGGAGGATGTGGCGGGTGTGCACGATTCCGGGATGGGACGTTTACCGGAACAGATAAAAAGCGGCGTTGCAATTGAGAATCTCAACGAGTTGGATAACGACCAGCTGTCGCCAATACTGCTAAAAATCGAACAACAGCTTTCGTTTTTCTCCGAGACGGTCCTTGACATTATGCAGGCAAAATATGCCGAGCGCAGGCTTATCGGTATCTCTGGGGATGAGGAGGCGGCAGACGTAAGGACATTTCTGGGGGCGGATGTTGACGGCCAGCGAAGAATACAAGTGTCAATTGGGTCAAATATGCCGTTGAGTAAGACCGAACGACAATTGCTCATACGGTCAATGCGTAGTGAGGGGTATATCAACAAAGACAAGGCTTTGGAGTTAATGGAGTTTGGAGAACTGTCCGGCATATACAACGATCTCGACCGGCAGGCGCAGAAGATGGAGAACATGGAAATGACTAAAGGCGTGTTGCCGCAGGTCAACGAGTGGGACTACCATCAGGCGCATATCGAGGTCATAGAAAAGTTTATGAAAGGCGAAGCATTCCGCAAACTACAGCCTGACTTACACAAAGTATTTATGGTTCATCGTGGACTGCACCAGAAGGCGTTACTTAACGAAATGCAGACTGCGGCAAATATGCAAATGGGTAACCCGGGAGGCCCGCAGGGGCAACCGGTAAAACAAGCAACACCCGGCCAAGCCTAAAGGCAGCCGGACAGTGAAGGAGGTTTTATATGTTTTTCCTTGATGGAGAACCGGGTGGTGAAGGCGCTGTAGAGCAGAACCTAAGCACGGAGGAAACGCTTGAAAAAGAGCTTTCTTCTGTTTCTGGAAGCGAGGGACCGGCGGAAGGCGGAGAAAAAGGCGGGGAAGTCGGGAAAGAGAAGGAAGCCGAGGGGAAGGAGAAAGGGGGCGTAGAAGGAGCGGCCGGGAAAGAGAAGAATAAAGACGAAGATCAGGAAATTGACCTCGGCCTCGACGTTGATGGGAAGACGCCGTTAAAGCTAAAACGAAGCCAGATACTCGAGCTGCGCAAGAACGGTATGCTTGAGGCCGATTACCGCAAGAAAACTTCGGAATTAGCCGCGGAAAAGGCCAGTTTAAAGGAAATGGTAGACATTATAGATTTCCTTAAAAAGAATCCCAAGAAGGCCGAAAAGGTAATGGCCATCCTGGAAGAGAAGGAAGAGAAGCTTGAGCAACAGCAACAGGCTCTTGAGGAAAAAGAAGACGAGATTGACAAAGCATTAAAAGATTTGCCTGAAGATGACCCCTACGCAAAGTTGCTGAGAGGGATGAAGGCGCAGTTGCAGGCCACGTTAAAGACCAACCAAGCGCTTCAGGAAAAACTCGGCAAGATCGAGCAGCAAGGGCAACAGGCAGAGACACAAAGACGGGCCCATGAGGACGAAGCCAAACGGAACAAGGAGCTTGAGTCAGGCAAACAAGTCTTGGAAGAGGCATTTGCCGGCGCGAGGAAAACATTCCAGTTTGACGAGGACGAAGATGCGGCCCAGTGGAGAAAGAGGGTGATCAACTCTCTGGTAGAGGAGAAAGAGAAATACGCCGGGATGGAAAAGGAGAAGTTCGTGGAGTTTTTTAACTCCGTGGCCAAACGCGAGTTTGACTCAATGCAAAAAGAGAAAGAGAAAATCATCTCTAAGTATTTGGAGTCAAAGAAAAGCGGCTCCGGGCACGTCCCGGTAGGCGGGACAGGTGGAGAAAAAACAAAGCAAAAGGATGAGCCGGTAACTATGGATAATCTCCAGGATAGGATCGAAGAAGCACTTGGAGAGGTTTCCGAAAATCCGGGAGAAGAAGGAAGTTAAAAACATCACTTGGAGGTGAAGAATGGGATTGACAATAACAAACATATCGGCGGTGCTGAAAAAGATTATCGTGCCCGTCGTGCAGTCTCAGTTGCGAAAAGAAAGCCTTCTTTTTGACAAGATCAAAAAGAATGTCGGAGTAACAGTAACGAACAATACCATATACATCCCTGTAAGGTCAGGGAGGCATAGCGGTATATATTCCGTTGCAGAGGGGACGGAACCTTACTCCGGGAAGTCGAAATATGAACAGCCGTATACATCGGTTAAGTATGCTTTCGGCACGCTGGAATTGACAGATCAGGCGCTCGAAGCTGCAAGTGATAATATCAAGGCAATAGCCTCGATATTGAGCACCGAGATCCAGGCGCTGAAGGATGACTTCCGAATGGATCTTAACCGGCAGTTGCACGGAGCCGGAGCCGGTAAACTGTGTCAGACCAACGGCACCGGGTCTGCGGCCACAACCCTGATAGTTGACACCGCCCCACACGGGGGAGACGCGACCGATTATCTGGTGGAAGGTATGTATATCCAGATAGGCACCGGGTCTGCCGTGCAGATATCGTCTGTGGATTCTGCCACGCAGGTTACTCTGGCCACTGCGTCATCTTGGGCGGATGACACGGTAATAACAAAAGCCAATGCAGCCGAAGCGATGGGGCTTGCCGGTATCATAGACGACGGAGACAATGTGGCCACTATCCAGGCTATAACCAGGTCTGCGGCTCCGTGGGCCTGCTCTTATGTCGAGGATACCAGTGCCACGCTGACCGAAGCGTATATGATCAACCTGTATCTCAAAACGCTGAAATTCGGCGGAGCAAAAGCAGTATTGGCCGGGGAGACGTTGTTCAGCAAATATGGACAGCTGCTAACCTCGCTGAAAAAGACCGCTGACCTGAAAGAGGTGCTTTCAGGAGGGTGGAAAGGGTTGGAGTTTATGAATGGGATACCCGTAGTCTGCGATTTTGACACGTGGAGCGGGTATATGCAGTTCGTGGACTTCGACGCTTTAACCATTGCCGAAATGAGCAAGCCTTTTGCCTGGCTTGAGGCGGATGCTCACGGAGGTATTCTCAAGAGGTCTGCTTCAAATAGGACCATCTGGGAAGGCACGCTGAAGTATTACTTCAACCTGGTGGGTAAGAAATTTAAGTCTTCCGGCAGGTTGAGCGGTAAGGGTGCGTAATCAGTAGCGTAACACACGGAGGGGGCCGTTTATACGGCTCTCTCCGTGTTTCTTTGCAAAGGGGAGAACATGGCGGAGATAGAGATAACAAAAACGCCTTTTGAGCGCGCTGAACCAGTGGGGAAGCGTCTGTTGGCAGAGGCCAGAGCCGATAGGGATAAACGCAGGGAATCAAGCAACAAAGAGATTTACCAGGCTTCAAAAGAAGCCGGGACCTACCTGCACCACAAAAGCAGGGGCAGGGTTTCTGTGGGCGGCGGCGCGGCTTATTGCTGTTTTGAATGTGCAGAGAGGTTAACCGAAGACTGCCGGTTTTGCGCAAACGGCAGCCATTTTTCCAAGAAAGAGGAGGCAACAAAATGCTGAGAAACGAATCCAAAGAATCCATCCCGCTGCGCTGGAACGGCAAGACTGTCGTGGTTAAACCCGGAGATTCCCTGTCTATCGAGAAGGAATTCGGCTCCGATCCGAGGCAGACAGTTTTTCTGGAAGACAGGTTTATGGGGAAAAACCCCGGGGCGATCGTAAAATATGCGGCAGGAACAGGCGCCGCGAGGTCGCCAGAGGCTGATAAGGGAGAAACCGGCGGAGAAACTGACAAAGAGACCGGGAAGTCCGGGGCTCCGGAAAAGAACAAGGACGGCAAAAACAAGGGTAAATAATGCTTATTTCGGAGATTATAACCGAGGTTATTGAGGAAGTAGGCGGAGATTCGGAGGATTCTACTTTATCATCCAAGATGCTTACCTTCGCAAAAGGTGCGCTCCGCCGCTTCCCTCTTTTTTGCAGAGATAGGCTTCTGTATACAATATCATACGCCACGCTGGAAGCCGGAGAGAATACATTAAGCGTCCCTACCGGGTTTATCGCAAGCAAAGGCGCGAAGTCTGTCTGGTATGAAAGTTCCGGGCGCAGGGAGGTCATTGGTAAGCTTACTGATGAGGCGTTTGCAAAATACTACAACTCTGAGTCTTCCGGGGTCCCACAGTATTACCGTATCTCTGCCGGAACGATAGAGTTCGACGTCAAAAGTAGTTCAGATCTCGTCATATATATCGAACACTCTTGTGAGGTTGATGATGTAGAAGTTGGTGATGAGTTTTTTGGTTCTTCAGATATGGTTGAGATACTCAAGGATGGAATGAAGGCCACTTATTACACCGACTATACGGAAGATACCACCGGCAGAGGGGACAAGAAAGCCGCACAATTTGAAGACGGTTTGAATAAACTTGACAACAGGTATATAACCGAGTTTTTAGGAACCCACGCAGGAGATTAACGGTGTCAACCTGGCAGAAGAAGTCAACCCCCGCAACATCCTGGGAAAGAAGGGTAGATCTAAAATACGACAAAGACAACCTCGGATGGGGACTCGACGCTTGGGGAATGTCTCAATGGGGGTCTCCGGCCTGGGTAAAGGCCGTAAAAGATACGGCTGTCTGGCTAAAGTTGAGATAAGAGAAAGGTTGATATGAAAAAAAAGATACTTTTCTTGTTGCTTTGCATTATATCAATACCAGCAATAACACTCGCCGCTTCTTCAACAACTCATTACGGCTTATATAAACCTGCCGTCGGTGATAAGAATTGGGGAACCCTTGTAAATAACAATTTTGACACGTTAGACAGCGTATTGTATGGGCTTTCTACATTTCCTATCAGTAGCATAGGACTTGATAATATTTGGTCTTCTGCCGGCATTCTTACGCGCACCGGGACGGAGACATACTCTACGATAACCGACAACCATTTGAATTGGGACGCCGCTTATGGCTGGGGGGACCACGCCAGCGCGGGGTATTTGACTTCTCTTTCCGGCGCCGTTCTTACTGACCAAACAACCGGGCAGACTATTGGTGATACCGACCATCGGCTCGCTAAACTTTGGGCTACAAACATAACTTGTTCAAACGCTATTACCGGCAGTGTTACGGGGAACGCAGGAACAGTAACCAACGCCACGTTAACAACTGCTTTTACCAATAACGGGGGTGCAGGGATTTTAACTTGGCCGGTAGCCGGTGCGACTTTGACAATCCCGGCCGGAGGCGGGACTTTAGGGAGCGCGGCGTTTACTGATTCAAGCGCTTACGATGCGGCAGGGGCGGCGGCGGCTGTAACACCCACATCTCTGGGGTTGGTCATTGGGACAAATGTCCAGGCCTATGACGCAGGGTTGGCGGCTTTGTCAACATTGGCAGACGCAGCCGGAGTGCTTAGTAACGACGGCGCGGGAAACCTTAGCTGGGAAGAGGGAGGAGGGACCGGTGATATTACATCTATCGGGGACGTAACCAGCGGGGCGGCGTTTGACGGCACGCAAGGCACGACGTTTACTTTTTACAATGCAGGGGGGAACGCAACCTTGGCTTACGATGGGACTGATTTTGACTTCAGTAAATCCATCGCGGTAGCCGGTCTTATCTCCGCCGACGCCAATTTGACAATTGGTAATGGGACTACCAGCGCCGGGGTATTAAAAATCAACGAAGACGCTGACAATGGGAATAACTATGCTTCCTTCAGCGTCCCGGCACTGGCGGCGGACACGGTTTATACCCTTCCCGCAGATGACGGCGATACGGGGGAACAGTTAACTACCGATGGTTCGGGCGGGTTGACTTGGGACCCGGCCGGAGCAAATACTGCGCTATCCAACCTCGCCGATGTGGCAATCCCCACATCTCTTGTATCCGATACAGATAACACCGATGATTTGGGGAGTTCGGATAAACGGTGGAAGGATTTATACTTATCTGGAAGGATGTATGGCGGCAACACCGACGGATGGACTCCGGCAGAAGAAACGTGGGTATACGCCTCGGCTTCCAGTTTCACCGTTGCGGGTGTGGACGTTACCGCAAAATATTCTAAAGGCACTCGGCTAAAGTTTACACAAGCGGCCACAGTAAAATATGCGGTGGTGCTATCAAGTTCGTTCTCCACAGACACTACGGTAAATATACTGGTAAACACCGATTACACCATTGCAGAGAGCGCAATATCGGATAATTATTTCTCCTACCAAATGAACCCGCAGGGTTATCCGGGGTGGTTTAACGTAGCCGCTCCCGCTTTAGCTGGGATGGACAATGGCTCGGGAGGACAGCCGACATTTACCGAGAGTCGTGCTCGCATAGATGGGAACGTGTATAAAATGCGCCTCCACGTGGGAAATACCGCATATAAAGTGGGGACCAATAATTATTTCAGCTGGACATCTCCGGTTTCGGCGGTAAATACCACAGCAAGAAGTGTGATGGGAACTACCTATTGGAACACTGTCGTTGATGCGTCTTATACTGGAATAATAATGAACGCCGACACTGCTGCAAGATATTCGGTATTACCTACCACAGATGCAATAGCCGATGATACGCAAATGGGACATATTTCAGTGTATGTCGAACACGAGATATAACATCGAGGAGCATTACAATTAGATGGAGGATTTATATGGTATTCACTCGTAATTGGGATCCAACCCTAATATCAGACCACTCAAAGTTCAAGAATATTCCCGGACATGCCAGGAACATAATGGAAGATCTCGCGGAGAGACTCCAAGATATTATTTATGGTTTTACCACCGATTCAGAGGATGAGTGGGAAAATATTGTCGGGTTCAAGAAAGGAAGGTTTATTACTGTTGGGACAGGAACGCCCGCGCAACCGACCGGGACAGGTTCGGAAGCGGCTATTGACGTATACGGCAAAACCGTCGGTGGCAAGGTAGAACTTTTTTGTCAGGACGCGGACGCAAACGAGACGCAGCTTACTGATAAAGGCAACCGACTGCCGAACAACGAGTGGTTCAAGGTAACAAATAAAGACGGAGACGGGGCTGTAGAAGTTTTTAAGGTAGATGCAAACGACCGAGTAAGAATGCCCGGTTTAGTCCCTGTGGGCGCCCAAATGTTATGGCTTACCGACACGGCACCGGAAGGATGGTTGTTGTGTCAAGGGCAGACTATTTCGCGGACTACCTATGCAGATCTCTTCACCGCAATAGGGACTACTTTCGGTTCAGGCGACGGGAGCACTACGTTTACCCTGCCTGACTGGCAGGGAAGGGTGCCTGTCGGGAGGAAGTCAACCGATGGTGACTTTTCTTCCATAGGGCAGACCGGCGGAGAAAAAACGCATACTCTTACTGCGGCAGAAAGCCCGCAACATCGTCATCTAATGGGTTTGTTCGAGGAGCGCATATTTTCGAACGGGACTCACCCGATATATGCGCTAACTAATAGAGGGGCATCCTCCTACACAGATTATTTCGGATCAGGCGGGGCGCACAATAACTTGCAGCCTTATATGGTAACAAACATGATCATCAAATACTAAAGATATGGGCGCATTACAGACTATCCCCACATTCCTGCCTAATAAAGGCGTAGTGATTGACAAGCCGGAAGAGTTTTTGTCCAATAATTTCTCTTCCGCCAATTCCAGGAATGTAGAGTTTTATAATGAATATCTGCGCGGTCGGCTTGGGCTGGATAAGTTAGATACACAGCAGTTATCCGGGCCGGTTTTGTTTATTGACCAGTTCTGGAAGTTTAACTCCACGTGGTATTGGATAATATGCACAACGAAGGACATCTATAAATACGATTTCACTAATAAACGGTTTGACATCCTGACTCCGGTTTATACTACCGGGACTATCGAGATCCAGGCTGGACTTCTGACTACTGTATTAGGTTCAGGAACGTCCTGGTCTTCAGAATTGAAAGCAGGGGATTATATCAAGATAGGCTCCGGCAACATTCACACGGGGTCAACTTGGTATGAAATAGACAGCGTTGACAGTGATACACAGCTTACTTTAAAGGCCGCGGCCGTAGAGACTGCCTCCGGAGCTAATTATGTAGCAAGAAAAATATTCAACGGTGGGAGTTCGGATTTTTGGGACGCGAGGCCATTTTATGATAAGAACCTTGGTGAAGTATGGATTGCGACAAATGGAGTTGATACGCCGATACGATACACAGGGACAGGGCAGGTCCAGAAATTATCTGGGTTACCGGCAAGTTTTGTTACAGCAAAATACATTGAGGTTTACAAAGATAGGGTATTTTTTCTTTGGACTGTTGAGTCGGGGAACCAGCCTCAAAGGGAACGCTTTTGTGAGGTAGGTGATTGCGAGAATTGGGATGACCTCGATTTCCACGATTTTGTCGAATCTGGATATTGGATAACCGGCTCTATAGTGTGGAACGGATATCATATAGTGTTCAGGGAAAGAGACGCCCAGATCGGCAGGTATTCCAGCGCAAGCGATTCGTTTATTTATGAAACGTCTAATTCCTGCGCCGGAGTCTGGGCCCCGCGGTCTATAACGGCGAACGATAGCAAGATACTCTATTACGGCCCCGATAATAGGTTCCACTCGTGGAACTTGCTTACTGACACAGTAATCAGCGCGGAGATAGATTCTTATTGTATAAATTTCGACCCGAACCTTGAACAAGATATTTTTGGGTATCAAATAGAATCAAAAAACCAAATGCGCTGGTTTGTCCCATACAATAACCCGGATTATATGAATGCCTGTATTGTTTACGATTATAACCAGGATATCCTGCATATCTGGGAGTATGAATCCGAACAGGCCTGCAATGTCATTGGGGAATATCTGAATATGGAAGACTTTTATGTTGACGATGCCCCTTGGGCGGAAAGGTATGTTGACGAGCACGATGGGTTCTGGGATTCGCGGAATTTTCTCTCCGGTGCTCCGCAGATAGTTTACGGAGGCGCAGACGGTTATGTAAGAGAAGCTGACACTGGATACACTGATGATGACGTTGCCTACACGAGGAGGTTTTCAAGTTCAAGAATGAATTTTGATATGCCGGATATGGGAAAACGTCTTTGGAAACAGCAGCATTGGCTTGAAAGCGATATATCCGGCGAAGTAAAGGTGAGCTTGAGGAAAGATGACAAGGTCCTTAATGATTCATTGACGCACACAATTTCGCTCGTGAATGAAGAAAAAGATGTGGTGAAAGCGAATATAACCTGGGACCGTCACGGGGTGAATTTTAATACTATAATTGAAGCTGTGAACCATTTCTCTCTTCTTGGGTGGCTTAATTACTTTTACGTGAAAGGCAAGTCAATCAGATGAGTAGAGCTTTAAAGACAACGAGTCTCGGTATGTTCCCTGATTATTCGCAGATAAAAGATTCGGCTACTTTGCAATTTTGCAAAGATTTGAACGAGATATTAAAAAAGTTCTCCGAGAGCGCGTCCGACGATATAAGCGCTCTTGACCGCGCGGCCGATATTGTCGCAGGGTTACCGGATGAAGCGCAGGAAAAATATCGCGGCAAGCTGTTTCTATTACAAGGGGTCACGGATTCAGACCCGGATACATTACACATCTGCATAAGAACAGGGGTAGATGGAACCGGAAAATATACTTACGCCTTCAAACAAATTACTTTAGCCTGAAAGGGGTAAAAGATGAAGATGATTGACTTAGGGAGAAAAGAAGAGGACACAATCGCTGCGGAACCTTCAGACGGAGGGAAGGAAAAGGCCCGTATCTGTTATCCGACTCTACATATATACGACAAAGTCCCCGACGAGTTGTTTAGTAAGGACGTCGGGGATACAGTCAAGGCGCAGGTTGTTATGAAAATGACAAGTAAAGGGATGGATGAGAATGGAGACCGTAAAAGCAAGCGTGTTTCTTTTGACGTTATTGAAATAGGTGTGGATAAGAACGAAAGCGACCTTGAGAAAGAGATCCGCCGGCAGACCGGCGCGGAAGAAAAGGAAGAATGATATTAAAATTTGACAACCCGTTGTGGGTGCCGAAACTTATCGATCTTGCAAAAGCTGTCCCAGGCGTCCCGCTGGAAGAGCTGAAGAAGTTTATATATTCTACGCTGAATCAGGTTAATGCCGTGGCATATATGGACTGGCGCGAACCAGAAGTGGCCGGGTTTATATATGCGACAGATGAAGTATTCAACGGAGAAAGGTGCGCGTTTATTCAATTTTGCGTGATTAAGCCACGTCGGGATGATAAATATACCGGTTTTGAATTGTTGACAAAAGTGAAGACCTGGGCCAAAGAAAAAGGCCTCAATAAAATATATTTCATAACCCAAAGGAGCCCCGAAGGTTTTATACATAAATATCATTTCGAAATGCACGGCAGCGTATTGAAAATGGATTTAACAAAGGAGCGGTAGAATGAGCGGAATACTCGGTTCAAGCAGCAGCCAGAATGTGACTACGACGTCTTCCAATTCCGAGACAGAACTTACTAAACAGCTAAAATCTTGGCTTAGCAACCAGCTAAGTTCTCTCTCCAGCTATCCCGGGAAATTGTCGGCGGATGACACGGCGCAAGAGAAGCAGTCAACATCTCTCTTGCAGAAGTATCTTGATTCTACGGATTCTTCGCTTACCACTGCCGCTAAGAAAGAGTATTCCGATACTCTTTCAGGAGAAAAATACGACCCATCGTCTTCCGGGTATTACCAAGCGGTGAAAGCAGAGGCTAATAAAAACTTAGCCGAAACACAAAAGAACATAGCAAGTCAAGCCGCCGGCAGAGGTTCATACTGGTCCGGCGCAAGGCTGGCGGCGCAGTCTGACGCAGCAGAAGATACCGCTAATAGTCTGAACGAAGTTATCTATTCTCTGGCGAACCAAGAACGGCAGAATAAGCTCAAGGCCGCGTCAGGTGCGGCAGGCTTTGGGCAACAAGAAACGGAGACTGATTTGAAGAAAGCGGCGGCCGCGCAAACTTATGGTAGTCTTGGACGGACATTAGAGCAGTCGAGTTTAGACAAGCTCTATAACGACTACCTAAACACGCAGGGTTATGGGACCAATATTGCCAATATCATAGCCGCCTTATCAGGTTCCGGATCTACTTCGATGAGCGCAAAAACCTATGACAAATCATCTGATGACGAAACAGGGCAATACATAGCCCTGGCGGCAAGCCTGGCAACCCTGCTGTTATAACGGAGGTGAATAAATGAGCGGGATATTGGATTCAAGTGGAGCAGGTGATAGTGGTTCTAAAGGCAATAGTCAGATGAAAGATAAGCTTAAGAAAGCTCTTGCTTTAATAGCCAACACCGCTTCTTCAGGGAGAGTTCCGCAGTTGAATATTGGCGAACCGGAGAAGAAAGAATGGAAACCGGCCACAAAAGAAGAGGCCATTGCTTTCGAGCTGGCGAAGCGTCAGCCCAAAGAGAAGAATGATGTAAAAGACTTTGAACAAGGGATAAAACGAAAGATAGCCAGCGGGGAGGGATTGACGCAAAACGAAGCTTCCTATGCCAACCGTTTTATGCGGAAGGCTGGAGATATTGAGGATTTTCAGGCCGCGGGACAATCTGAAGGAGAGCAGAAGGTATCAACCTCGGGAGATAGCTCAACGGACAAAATGGGTATTCTTGGGAGAATAATATCGGCCATAAAGGGAAAATCAAATGTTTCATCTCAAGCTGGGGCAAGCACTCTGCCCGGGGCCGCCATGGCTCAATCGGCAGTTCAATCCCTGCCGAACGTAACTGCGGCGCAGAAACTTTCACAGCTTATAAACTCCGGCAGCAGCGCGCAGAACCAGGAATCCCAGGGTTCATTCGAGAAGTCTCCATATCAGGACTATCCAGACGCTTTTAAAGAGAGCGGTGTCTGGAAGGTAGTCCGGAATAACAAGAAATACCGCTTAGAGGAATAATATGCCGCGTCTTGTTCTCGATGAACCGGAAACACAGGCTGTCCAGGAAATCAAGAGACCTCGCCTTGTTCTTGACGAAGAACCGGCCCCTCTCTCTAAAAAACCCCGGCTTGTGCTTGATACTGATAATCCGTTGCCGGAGATTGTTTCAAAAAAATCCGTCCCTTTTACTTCTCCGGTCATCAAGCGCCCCATACCTGAAATAAAGGCCTTGACCCCTGAAATTAAAAAAAGCCTCATTACTCCATCTGGAAAAACACAGAAGGCGGAAACGCCGCTGGCGAAGGTTATCGAAGCAACAGTAGGAGATAAAGGGTGGGATGTTGTTCGCAATTACCTGCTAAGTTTCTCCAAGGAAGAGCTGAAAGCGACATACGGGACAGACAAGATAGAGGATATTGTCCAGAACCAGCGTCAGGAGGCTAAGAAAGGTGTTGCAAGGCTTCAAGGAGCAGCAGAAGGGGCCCTGGGTATCACTCCGGGACATCCAGAGCTAAAACAGGAGTTTCCAGCCAATTCTACTGTTTCCCAGGTCATTGGAGGGGTTCTGCCCTATCTTGTCCCAGTGGGAGGAACAGTTGCCAAATTTGCGGCTATTCCGGCCGCACAGGAGACCGTTAGGCAGGTTACCAACCGTCAAGAGCAGCTCACTCCAGAGCAGGGGATGGCCAAAGTAGGCACGGCAGCCGCAGGAGGGGCCGCCACTGGGAAAATATTCAAAGACGCCGATCTGGGGAAAACCGTGTTTAACCGCATTTTACAGCGTTCTGCGGGGGCGGGGGCCACGTCTATTACGGAAAATATAGTCCAAGACGCAATAAGCGGGCATAGCCCGGATGTTAAAAACGCTTTGATCAGTGGGGGTATAAACGCGGCTTCTATTGGGATCCTTGGTGCTATGACAGAGATACCGCAGCTTCGCGGCTCTGTTATGGCGGAAGGACGGCGGATTGCTGGAAAACCGGTGTCTTACGATGAGGCTCTAAGGCTTGTTAAAAAGGCCCAGATTAACCCGGAGACTGATCTTTCCCCAAACTTCCAGAAAGCTTTATATGACCAGAACAGGAAAGCTTTTCTCAGAAACTTAAAAGAACAGTATGGCGAAGTCAACGATGTCATACTGGAAGTGCAAAAGGCGAGGAATAAGCTTCAGCGGGCGCAGATATTTGACAAAGTAGGGGCGAAAGAGGCGGCCCGGGCCAAAGTCGCAGGGACAGACCCGGCAAAAGGGATGTATGCTGAACTCCTTCCTTACCGCGAGCAGATCATAAATGGGGCTGATCCGATAGACGTATTGATGACGAAACGTCTTGCGGACAACCTGCGTCAAAAGACCCAAATAGAACAAACGATACCTGCCACAGGGCCAACTGGGGAAGGATCGCGCGCAAATGCGGAAGTTCCCGGACCCCGCGGGGCTTCCGCACCCCTTCCTAAAGCAAAAAGGGCTATAGCGTTTAACGATAAATATGCGGCCCAGCTGACAGATGACATTCGCACGGGCCTTGATGTAATAAAAAAAGAAATCAGTTCTGGCGCTCCCGGGAGAAGATATGTTACGCGCAACGACATAACCGGCGAGGTAATAGCTGCCGGGTATGAACCTTCAAGTTATCCTCCATATTTTCAAGATAGGGGGTATTCTGCAGCGCCGGTGTTGAACATAATAAATAAGGCCATGGACGGCAAGCCGCTTACCCCTAAGCAGGCTGATACTTTGAATAATATATACGAGAGTTATAAGGAGATGGCAGATGAAGAAAGAAGAATTCAACAGGAGATTGACGGTATTACGGAATCCGAATTGCAAGAAGCTGATCGAGTTGGCCAGGATCAAGCATACCACGATATTGAAAGCGGCAAAGGAGACGGAGTAGGGGTAAAACTTTTCGCTGATCCTGAAGACGCATTCAAGTTTATAAACGAGATTGAGTCTGAAGGCGGATATGCTAATGTTACCCGGGCAAGCGAAGAGGGAATCGAAGTAAACTTCTCAAACATATCTGATAAATTAAACAAATATAAAGTATATCCTACGGCAAGTAGTTTCATTAAAGCCAAAGGGTTGGACCCGAGCAGCGTATCTATACAGGATGACAACAACTTCATCGTGGAGAACTCCGCCGGGAATAAAGCCATACTAACAGAAATAAAACTAAGTGACTTCGGGGAACAGAAATTTGAGACCGCAGGGGAGTATAAAGCAGGCAAAAAAGTTACTGACCCCATAGAAGTGACTCTCTCGAACGGAGAATACAAGATTACCGACGGAGCGAGTAGGTTCACTCAGGCGGTTGCCAATGGGGATACGACTATCCCGGTTGCCCTTGTAATAGAAAGAGATGGCAAGCCGTTAAGCACAGAAGAATTAAAGAATTATTCCCCGGAAGAAGAAAATGACCTTGACTATTTCGTTTCTGCAAAGTATACTTTGCACGAAAAGGAGATCGCGTATGGTAGTCAAGAGGAAGCCGACACACAACTCTCAAAAGCCGCAGCAGACATATCCCAATACTCCGGGCAAACCCCGCAACTTTCAGAGGGAACAGTCCGAGAGGGTGAAAACACTGATCGGAACACAAGGGATATACGACCCGCCAATAAAAGAATACAATTCCAAAAGAGACTCTCAAGGATAGCCGAGGAACTCCGCAAAAAGGGTTTTACCGACTTCCGCGGTAATAAAGTAGAGTCTATCTACGACGTAGCAGAAATAGCCGCAGCTTTTCGCCATCCACTCATCGAGCAATTCCAGGTAATATACCTCAAAGAAAAACAAATTGTAGCTCATCATATCATATCTTCCGGTATGCCTGACAAGGTGTATTTTAAGAATACTCTTTACCGCAGAATAAACGATACGGCCGATAAGGTCAATGCCGATGAGATCATATTCGCGCACAATCATCCCACAGGTAATCCATTGCCATCAGATCCTGACAAAATAATGACAGGAATTGCTCGCGCTCATTTGGGAGGTAGATTTAAGGGGCACTTGATATTAAATGGATCGAAATTCTCATTTATAGATTATTCAGGCTCCTCTGTATCAACACAGAAATATATATCAAAACAGCCGAACTACAGAACTGGAGAAAAAACACGGAAAGTTAGGGAATTTACTGCTGAAGGCATCGCTGTTATAGCCAAAGATTTTGTCAAGGACAATAGGATGGCTGTGCTGTTTATGGATAATTCTCCTTTTATCCTCAGTATTGACAACCTCGATTGTCAGGATGACGTATATAAATACATATCTTCATCACTAAAAAAATATCGAGCTTCGCAATACATAATAGTCTGCGAGATAGGTAACCTCCCTGCCACAGATAAGCTCCCGGCCAGAATGACCGATGTAATTCAATTAGATACACATGGTGGCGGACATGAGATAAAAAGCCTTGTTCGTGGAGACTTTAGTATGCAAGGGGTGGAGATTGAAGACACCAAGGCAAACGTGGCTCGCACTATTAAAGAGTTCGTTGAAGAATACAAAGGTAACTTATACAAGAAGTTCTACGACGAGGCAAAATCTGCGAAATACAGCAACCTGGGCGCGGAGCGTATAGCGGAGAGAAAGACAGCCGAAGCGCTAAAGGCCGGAGTCTGGGGTGTTTCAATGCCTAAAGAACCGTCGACAGGCAAAAAGGTCAATAAGACCGAGATATTGTCTTATGCGGAGAAGGCTTTTAACGTGCCTATCAAAGGCAGGGCCACACACCGCTTTAAAACCCTTTCCGGGTTGTATAGCAGGAAGGAACAGATAATCCGTTTAAGGAAGTGGGGAGAGCTTGAGCCGATGACGCACGAAATCGCTCATCATATAGACGCGCAGATGAAGAAAGATCTCGGCAAGCATTGGAAGTCAGGCAGCGCTTCAGGCAAGCAGCGCGCGGCGTTGTATATGGAACTCGGCAAGCTTGACTATGAACCGCAGAAAGCGCGCATTTCAGAGGGATTTGCCGAATATATGCGGCATTATCTTACCACCGGACAGGCTGAACAAAAAGCCCCTCTATTCCATAAGTTTTTCACAGAAGTTTTTCTGAAGAGTAATCCAGACATCGCAAAAAAGATATCCACCCTGAAGGATATGATTGATACTTGGCAAGGGCAAGGGGCAGAGAACCGTATTTTGGCTCAAGTGGATTTTAAGAAAGAGCATACTGATATTCTCGGACTTCGCGCGAAAACGCAGAAAGCTTATGAATGGTTTAATAGGAATTTTATCGATGAGTTTTATACCCTCCGCAAAATAGAAGAACAAATGGGTATTAAATCCGGGGTGAACATAAGGCCTACAGCAGACCCGTTTACGATGGCTACTTATGCGAAATCAAAGGCCGGATTGATTGCCCGCACGTTTGTTATGGAGAAGGCGATTGATGAATACGGCCGGGTTGTTGGCCCAGGTCTTCGGGAAATACTCGATCCAATCAGCTCTAAAGAAATGCAGTCGTTTATAGCCTATGGAATCGCACGGCGTGCGATTCATCTTCAAAGCAGAGGCATTGAAAGCAGCGTAGATATTGAAGACGCCAAGTTTATTATTGATAAGTATTCCGATAAAGATGATTGGGATGGCGTGCTTGAGGGAATAACTGCCTGGAGCAATCATTTGCTTGATTGGGTAGTCCGCGCCGGTGGCCTTGGTGAGAAAGAGGCCGCGCTTATGCGTGAATTAAATCCGATATATTTACCATTTAAACGCGCGTTTGTAAATGAAGTCGGCGTATTCCGGGGCACCGGGGCCAGTATGGTTAACCGCGGGCAGTCTGTAAAGGCCATAAAGGGAAGCGCGCGGCCGATAATAAACCCGATTGAATCCCTTGTCGCGCAGGCTACGGAGATGATCCTAAAAGCGCAGAAAATCAATATTGCCCGGTTGATAGCTGATCTCGCACACAAGGAAGGGGTGGGCGGTTTTATTGCGAGAGTCCCGGCGCCTCTGACTGTGCAGTCTTTCACGCTGGAAAATTTAAAATCGCAGCTGGAAGATATAGGGGTTGATCTTTCAGACGCTAACCTTGATGAGATAATGACTGTATTCGGTCGGGGGCAACAGTATCGAGGGAAAGATAATATAGTATCAATATTCCGGGATGGTAAGCGAGAGTTTTACGAGCTGCATCCTGATTTATACCGCGCATTATCAGGTCTTGATATGCTGGATAGGGGTATATTGCTAAAGATATTCTCCCCATTTGCTCGTATGTTGAGGCTTGGAGCAACCGGTTTAAAGATGTCCTTTAATCTCGTAAGGAATCCCTGGAGAGATGCCCTGTCCTACGTCGTCCTGTCCAAGCATAAAACCGCGATTCCGATATTAGACACTACCAAAGGCGTGCTTACTGAGATCATGGCCAAGCCGGGAGATCTCGCCTGGAGGTTTAAAAACGCAGGTGGGTCCTTAAGCGGCATGATGGGATTTGACCGGGCTGCAACCATGGCCGTATATGATGATTTGATGAATCAGAAACTAAAAGCCGGTCAAAAAGTGATAAAGGCAATAAATCCAAAGAATGTTCCCGCGTTGTTATCGTTCTTCCTGAACAAGGTCAGAGAAGGCCTAAACGTCTTTGAACTCGGCCCGCGTATAGCCGAACTTGAAAAATCACACAAGAAATATCTCGAAGAGCACCCCGACTGGACGGAAGAAGACGCTTTTGTGAAAGCGTTCAACGATGCACAGGATGTTACCGTCAACTTCACTAAATCCGGTTATATGGGGAAAAGGATAAACGAAGTAACAGCATTCTTTAATGCCAGCGTTCAGGGGGCGAATAAAATGGCCAGGGCGATTAAAGATAACCCTGTAGGATTTTTTGTAAAAGGTCTGGCCTGGTTGACGACCCTCACTCTGATAAATTGGTTCAGGATAAAAGACAAGCAGTGGTATAAAAACCTGCCGCCGGATTATAGATACTCAAACTTCTTTTTCGAGATAAACGAAAACACGATATTGCGGCTGCCGATACCTTTTGAAGTGGGGGCGTTGTTTGTGTCTTTGCCGATGGCGATGATGGATACTTGGGAAACAGAAGACCCCAAGTATATTGAATCGCTGAAGAAGATTATTGAAGGACAGATCCCTCGGCCCTGGAATATTTC